TCACGATTTTTTGTTGTCTTTTAGTTCCCTCACTTCCTGTTGCAGGATAGCCACCTCTCCCTCAAGAACCTTGAGGCGGATCTCGTTAACCCTGTTTTGGGTTTCCTGGGTTGATCGCACATCCCGGATATCGCCCTTTAGTTGAAAGTAAGTTGTCATCACAGAAACAACAATACTAATCGTGCTGATGATAGTAACGGTGATATTTTTGAGGGTGATCCCCCTGATTTCACGTTGATCGAGTGTTGTCATAACTGGTTGAATTAATTATTTTTCCGGAGCGGAGGTATCGGGTCCAGGTTGTTTTACTGCAAGCTGGGCAATGGCACCCATAGTGGTGCCCACAGCAGCTATTATGCCTGTAACAGCAACCGGAACAAGGCCAACTCCGGTAAGTGAAACCGAAATAGCCACAAGGCCCGCGCCTAAAATTTGAACTTTTTTAAAAAATGAGGGCGTATCACCGGTGATACGTTCCCAGAACGAATATTTTTTTTCCATAATTAGTTACTTTAAGATACCCCCAGGTTTTTAGTGGGCTATGTGTTGATTAGTGCCCGATTTGAGCTTGTTAGAAAGAACGGGGGAATTAGGTCGAGAGATTGTTTAATAAATATTCAATGATCATACCTTCATGTAAATATTGTCAGCCTATACGGATTGATCTGTAAAATCTTGAAAATATTCTATTCTGTCGCCATTTAATATTGATAAATCAAAAAACACTTGCGCCAAAAAATTAAAACCACTTGTACCGTTTTTGGGACTAAAAGATGATATTTACGCCGAATGAAAAAGCTGAAATATATCACCATTTTACGTGCACTGGCAATTTTAGCGGTTTTGGTAGTACATGTGAGACAACAATCTGCCGGTATAGATCATTTACATCCCTTTATTATTTCGATAATGGACAACGGAGCAAGGGGCGTTCAGTTGTTCTATATTCTCAGCGCTTTTACCTTATTCCTATCATTTAGCTACCGGAACAACAATGAAAATACACCAATAAAAAATTATTTTATCAGGCGTTTTTTTAGGATAGCACCATTATATTATCTCGCAATTATCTATTACTTATGGCAAGACGGCACAGGGCCGCGCTATTGGCTTGGTAATTCCCCTGGAATATCGTTAGGTAATATCATATCCAATTTTACATTTACGCATGGCTTTAGTCCCTATTGGATTGCAAGTCTTGTGCCGGGCGGCTGGTCAGTAGCAATTGAGGTGGTGTTTTATTGTATGCTCCCCCTCTTGTTTAGATACATAAAAAACCTACAGCAGGCGGTATTATTTACATTAGCCACCCTTCTATTAAGGTTTGTTTTACTGCTGATTTTTGAAAGATATTGCTTAATTACCGACCGGCGGTTATGGAGCGAATATTTATTTCTGTACCTCCCAAATCAATTGCCGGTTTTTTCCTTGGGCATTATCCTTTATTATTTATTAAATGACAACACCGGGTTTAAAATAAACTCCAAAACATTGTTAGCTGCTTTTGTCATGTTAGCCGTGGGCATTTCTATACAACACGACCAGGTATTATCAGAAATTTTTTATTTCGGGCTTACCTTTCTTCTGTTAATCATCGCACTACAGCGCTACCAACCATGGCTATTGTTCAACCCGATATTTACCTACATAGGTAACATCAGCTACACAATTTACCTAACGCACTGGAGTGTTATTTACTTTGTTAACAAATACAAAATCATTAACATTTATCATGCAACAAACGAACCATCAGCGTTTTTAAATTTCATTTTAAACTACACCATCATATTATCTTTAACAATAGTGGTGTCAACTATGCTGTATTATACCGTTGAATTGCCTATGCAAAAAGCGGGAAGCAAGCTTATAAAAACAGGTTAAACGTTTCTGCCTAAAGCGGTTTGATAGGCTTGCACAATCGTGTAATGCGTTGCTTCTTCCACGGCGGTTAAGCCATAGCCGAATGCTGCATAAGCGCAATTCCTGTTTGACGGATAACTATTTGAGCCGGTAAAGTTTTGATCTCCAATCAACAATGTACCTAATGGTGTGTTTGTTGCCGCATCTGCTGTGTCACGGATCAAAACGCCGTTTCGATAAAAGCTTCGTAAGTTCAGATTATTGGCACGGGCCGTTGAAAAGAAACCCAACCCGTTTAAATAGCTTTCGCCTACTCCGCTACCCCCCGATTGGTTAACTTCAGTGTAGCTTTGTGAGCCTAACCGGAAACCTAATCTCAATACCGAACCTGTACCCATACCCATATCAACACCCTCGGGGCTTGCGTTTGCCGTTCGCGAATAGTAATGCAATGATATATTGCCAAAGGTAAATGCCGATTGCTGATTTTGAGTGAATTTTGTATCGGCCTTTGAATCGTTAGCAAAAGTAATGCCGTTAGCATCGTGAGTGGGTGTATTATAATATGTCAACCTATAGGCGCTATCGCTATCAACTGCATTGCGCAGGTTGAATTTGTGGGCGCTTGAAGTACCTCCTACAAATGGGTAGATAGCTCGTAATTTCCACCATAACCCGGCGCTTTTCAAGTCGCTAACCAAAGTCGTTACGGCGGCAATCTGTGTACTGTCGGTAATACCAGCAGCAGTAATAAAGTCGGCAGCTTCGTTTGGCAATGTAATTGCAAGCGATGCTGTGGTTGATAGCATAGTAATTGATGTCGCCACACATGTTCCAATAATTGCCGCTCCTACATCAGTAGGATGAACTTTTGTCAGTCCATCAGGATCAACAGTATTGAAGTAGGTTGCGTTATCCGGCGCGGTATCGCTAAATATTTCAGGATGGTCGCTATAATCCACTAATGCATTAGCGCCAATGGTAATATAGTTGGCGACTAACCATGAATTTGCATTGTTCCTATCCGCCGCAAAACTGCCACCTGCAAAGTCATCTTTACGGTTCAAAATCGGAGTAAGTATAACTTTTGCGCCGGCTGCTTTAAGCGTAGCGCACGTTAGCGCTATAGCTGTTTTATAGATTGCCAAACCTTCGCCGCCTATACCTAAATCGTTTGCTCCGAATTCGACGATACAATAGATATCGGTATGATTTACCTTATCAAAAAGCAAAATAGTATCATGTATGGCATTGTTATTAAACCAATTAGCAGAACGACCAGGAAATGGCATGATCTGTTTACTGATCGTAAGCCCGGTTAAATGTGTCAGAGCCCGCGACGGAAAATCGTTGCCCCCATTGAAGTCACCGCTTGCCGAGCTGCCTGAGGTTGTTGTGCCGACACCGGCCGAAATACTATCACCGATAAAAATTATCTGGTAGTTACGTGCTGTCGACGCATTAAATGCCACTGAATTCAACAACGCTGCGCTTGCCGGATTAGCGCCCAAAGCCTTTACCCGCACTTTTAGCTGGCCTATGGGAATGTCAACGTCTAAGCCATCGGTGATAGTGTAAGTGCCGTCGCCGTGATCGGTACAGTTAGATGTGGTGCAGCCTATCCATTCGCCGCCATTTATTTGGTATTCGTGATCTGTAAGTGGTCGTTTCATTATGCTTCGCCTCCTGTGTATGTGAATGTGTCTGCCGCATCATCAACAGTGCCCCCTGTTGGCGCATTGGGAGTAACGGTGTCAGGTAATTTGTATCTTAATTCGCCTGTTGGTGTTTTGTAAAATGTATAGGGGGCCAATCCTCCGGTGAAGGCTGCCTCCTCGGTGGCGTAGGTTGGTGCGGCAGCTATGTAAGCCGTCATATCAAATGTGCCGCCCGCAAGCGCATTTATCTGCCCCTGCAATTCTTCATCCGCTGCACTTCTCAACTCTGCCTCATCAGCTATCGCTTCCGCATCTGTGTTGTCCAGCGAAAAGCCTGCCGGCCAAACACCGGCTGCTTTTGGGCCGAAGAAGGTGTAGGTTGCGGTATTGATGTAATAATCGCCATTGGTGCCAGTATACAAATTGGAGGGGTTGGTGGTTCCGCTTAAAATGGTTTTGCCGTTGGCGCCGGCGGGGCCGGTTGCGCCTTGCGGGCCCGCAACCCCGGCCGGGCCGGTTTGCATGGAAAATACCTGTGACCAGGATCCGGCTGATTTTTTGTAGAAGATGCCGGTTAGCGTGTTTATATAAGTGTCGCCATTTTTGCCGGTGGCGGTTGCCGGGATGCTGGTGCCGTACAAAACGGTTCCGTCGGCTGCATTTCCGGACGGGAAGGTGTAAACCACTGCCCAGGTGCCGGCTATTTTTTGTGCCATGGCACCGGCGGCGGTGTTGATAAAAACATCGCCGTTTTTGCCCGATATGTTGGCAGGCAGGGTAGTGCCGAAGGAGATGGCCGCGCCTACGGTTAATCCGGTGCCAATAAACTCCAGCAGTGAATCAAAGGCAAATTGGTAATCGGTGCCGTTTTTTACCAGGATGGAGCTGTCGGATGCGGCGATGGCGGATGCTACCGGTAGATCGGTTATTTTTTTATCGGTTGCCATCAGTTTAAAAATTCGGTAATGGTTAAATTGTAATTGTTGTAGCTGCCAGGATAATTAAAGTCATTTTTATCTACACCCCTTATCCGTGGGCCAGCCTGCCTGCTGCTTTTGTTTTTGGCGTTATATCGCCATAGCGGAAAATCGGCCTTGTTATCCCACAAAAACTTTTCAATATCGTTGGCGTAGGCGTTGGCAATGCTGCGTTGCTGCTGTACCAGCTTTACCACTTCGGGAGATGAAAGGGCATCGCCGTTTTCATGCCTTTTAATTACCGGGCCGGTGGCTGTATAGTGCACCGCGTCGTTTTCAATAAAGCGGGCGAAGGTGAAGTAAACCATGGTTGGGGCCAGGCCTTCGTACAATACAATATGGCCGTAATCGTCAAGGTACTCGGTGCCATTCAGCAGGTCTTTGTAGGGTTGCGGGGCATCGTCCTGTAAGGTGCCATCTTCATTAAAGTGGTTTAAAAAATCATAGTATAAGGCATGCCCCAAAAAGGGTTTTAAATCCAGTTCCTGCGCTTTTTTGATGAATATCTTCAGGCGTTCGGGTTTTATGTTTACAGTAATATCCTCGTATTGCTGAAACGTGGTTTGGTTGATGAGATAGATCATAGTAGCCCCCTCTAAATCTCCCCCGGTAGGGGAGACTTTTTGATTGTGTTAATGGATAAGTTAATTGTAAGCTCTCTCTAAATCTCCCCGGTAGGGGAGACTTTTGGCCGATGGATTAATAATTGTTTTGAAGTCCTCCCTTCCGGGGAGGATTTAGGAGGGGCTTGCTGCTATTTACACATCGCCTCTGCTTCGGCCTGTTTAAAGCCGTATGCATAAACCAGGGCGGCTATTTTATTTTGCAATGGGATGGCTGATGAAAGCAGGTTATTGATTGCATTACCCGCTTTAATCCCCGGACTATCATCGGCAGCTATAGCTGGCACAGGTGTAATAGCCCAATTACCGGCCGGATTAATATTGGTATAAAAGTGACTGAATACTTCTGCAAGCGTTTCGGTCAGCTCCTGCCTGTCGGGCGCGGTATTGTCGTTAAATTCGATGATAGCCTGTTTCTTTTCGCCGCCGTTGCTTAAGCCGGATGATTTTTCGGGATTAACCAGTTCTTTGGGGACAGAAAAACCTTTGATGATGCGGGCTTCAACGGATCGTTCGGTTGTTTCAAACAGCTTATCGTTATTCTGGATAGGGTAGGCCTTAAATTCTGGTTTTGAATTTTCATCCTCGTATTCGATAACAATAATTTTTTGCGCGCTTTTGGTTCCCTGGAAAGCTCCAAGATCCTGTTCCAACTGCGAGGGGGTATTTATTCCTGCAAATTCATCGGCATCGGGCCTGCTGTTATCGGCCTCTTCGCGGCGCGATTTCATGAACAGCATGGTTGATGGCAAAAAGCCTGTGGTGACCTCGCGGTTGTTAAAAATTTTGATGCCGGCTTCGGTTTCAAAATCCTCCCAAACTGAGTCTGCTTCTATCAGGGGGTAATCATCAATTTCGGGGTTAAAGTAAAGCAGCTGCCCTTTGTATTTGTCCCACCCGCCGGCATCGTCAACCTGTTGCTGCACAACCGCCGGGTCGGGGTTATATTTATCTAAAAATATAACCTTGCTGCGCATGATATTCTTCCATGTCTTGCGGCCCCAATCGTTATAAATGGCAAACTTATTGGCAGTTTCGGGGCAATCGGTATCGCCCATGCGGATATCCTCGAACTTAATGTAATTAACCGAAGCTATTTTGAAATTGGCATTGTAATTTACGTGGATGCCGAAGCCGGTAAAAAGGGCTTTATCTGTTGCCAGCGCTTTCAAAAGCTTAGCCAGGGTTAAGCCTTTGGCGTTGATGATCTGTTTGCCTAAAGCAGTTGCTTCAAACCCGTTGCCTCCAATAAACTTGGCCCGTTTGTTCCAGCAATCCTTAGCCGTTGGCGATCCGGCAACCAGTTCCAGCATCCGTTGCGGGTAAGCGTTATCCAGGTCGTAGTTTAATATCCCGTAGGTTTGGTTGGGCCTTACCAATATTCTTCGCTCAATTTGCGGTAAGTAGGTTTTCATGTGTTAATTATTGAATTATTGAGTTATTGAATTATTGATTGATAAGGGGGGATTAATTACTGAATTATTGATTGACAGAATTACTGATTGATAAGGCAGGTTTTGAAATGGAGTATTAATTTAACTGTCAGCGATAATCCAATATTCAATAAATCAGTCAATCAATAATTCAATAATTAAATAGCCAACAGCGCCTCGATAGCGGCAATAGTACTGGTGTAAGTGGCCGAACCTGATTCGGGTGCGATAGATATGGCGCGGGGCGGGTAGGGCTCTTTTAACTTGTCGGGATTGGTTAGCTTTAGTTTGTAGCCGCCGTCCAGGGTTTCGTCGGCAGCGTTGCGTTCGGCATCTGTCAGGATCAATCCGTTCACGGCGCCAAAAAGCTCAATTGCCGAGTCGCTCGATTTGTAGTTGTTAACCGCTATGGCGCGTAACCGGCCGTAGCCCATGGCCATCAGCTGGCCTTTAATATCAACAGATAAACCGGCAATATTAAAATCTATCTCTTCGGTATAACGTGGCCCCACCTGTGTTTTGGTGAGCTTGCTCATGGTGTTGAAGCTATTGTTTGTACCCTCAAACTTGTAGATTTTTGCAGTACCTACCGCTGTTAAACCGGTAATGATTAAGGGATTGGCTACATCATAAGTAAGGGTGATATCGTCCTGGTTAAAAATGTATATAACATCCTCTATCCCCGATGTTACAGGCTCATCTGTACCCAGTTTAAAGCCCGCGTTTATTTTATTGTAAATTGACATTGATTAATTATTGAATTATTGAATGACTGAATTAGTGATTTAGTATCAAGTAGTTAGTATCAAGTATCAAGACTGTTGCATCGGATTTCTAACTTGTTTAAATATTCCAACATCCAAAAATCTTGATACTTGCGACTTGATACTATTAAGTGCTACGCACTTAAGTAAAATAGCTCATTGGCAAACTTGAAGTTTACGGCTGCTTTCATGCGGGCTTTCATGCGTACTACGTTATCGTTGGTGTAGGGCTTCATGTAAACGGTTGATAGTTCTGAAGCATCGCCCAGCAAATCGACCCCTAAAAACAGGTTTGATGAACGGGCACCCAGTATGGTATTGGCCTGCCAGTGGTTCATGATTTGTAATGGGATTCCCAGGTAATCCATTTTCTTCATATCCGTAAAGGCGTTGATAACGTTCAGGGCTTTATTGGCCTGTGCCTGTGCGTAAGCGTAACCTACGTGTAAAGGGATTTGCAGGTTAAAATCTTCCTGGATGCGGTCGGCCGGGTCAAGCTGGGCGTAAACGCTGCCTAAAACCTGCAATACGTTGCTTACATTGATGTAGCTGATGGTTGCCGCAGATGAGGTGTTCAGGAATGTTGCAGGCTTGCGGCTGTTAACCTCGTTATAGTTGCGTACCAGCCTGAACGTGGTTGACGTTAATACCTGGATAAAGTACGATTGGCCCGGTAAATCAATACCCGCGCCACCGTTGGTGGTATCCTTACTGGTGCCGGTAACATTGGTGATGGTCACTACGTCGCCGTCGGCCAATGTTGATGTATCTGCTACGTTTACAACGCCCGATGCGTTAATTGCTGTAGCGCTCATAGATGTTGTTGGTTTGCCTAAACCTACTTTGTAAACACCGGATGCTGCGGCTATAGTTGGCAATAAGCCGGCGAATGGGGCGCTAAAGGTTGCTTCTTTAGTTGATCCTTTACCCAGCCAGTACAGTCGCTCGTTGGCTACCTGTATTTTGGTTAAATAACGCTGAACCATAAAGTCGGATAGGTCGACAATGCCTTCGTAATCCATAAAGGCGCCGGGTTTCAGGGATTGGGCTTCCCAGCTTTGTGCCAGCTTGTCCCATTGTTCCTGTTTCATGAATTCGTAAACTACGGGGTCAAGGTAGCTTTCGGTTTGCAGGGTGGTTGTGCCCTGGTCATGGAATATACCCGATGGATCTTGCAGTACTACGTCATCGTCTACATCAAGTATAATCTTGCGTGCTTTAACGTCGTTAATAACGGTGAGCAGTCCACGCTTTACAGAATCGGCTTCCAGCAGCGTGCTTGCCATGAACCCGGCCAGCGCTTCGCCGGCATAGGTGTTGTTGGTGAATGTAAATTGAGCCATGTTTTTGTTTTGGAGTTCTATTGTTGATTTGGGAAGGGTATCAAGTAGTAAGTATCAAGTATCAAGATTTTTGGCTATCTGCTTTTAGCACTATTGGACTATGAGACTTTTGATGGACTTTCGGACTTAAAGCGTTGCAGTGTGCTTACTACTATATGCTTACGACTTGCTACTTAAATATTGCAGCTGTCTTGCTACTTGATACTTACTACTTGATACTATTTAGAAATTGCCCTTTTCACCGCATTCTTAGCCAGGTCGCTTTGTGGGGCGAAGAAGGGTGTGGTTTCGTGTTTTGCTTTGTTGCTGCGTTTGGAGCCTTCGGGGCTGTAGGTTGATTTTATTTCGTTTTTAACTTCGGTGCGGGTTTTTTGCAGGCGGTTACTTGCTTCTTCAAGGGCGGTGCGGGCTTCGGTTAACAGCGCGTTTTGGGCGTGTAGCCGTGCTTTCAGTTGCTGCAGGCGGTTTTGAATTTCGGTAGCTTTTTTTGCCGGGTTTAATTTGCTTGTTGGTACATCATCGTCCTCATCTTCGGCCTCGGGGTCGGCTTCCGGCGCGGGGGCTACTTTTTGCACCTGGCCTTCTTTAACGTCAATTTTTTTACCATCGGCGGTGGTGTAGGTGTCGGTTGCAGCGGGGGTGCTCATGTCTTCGTCGTTGTACACTTCGGCGCCTTCGCCTAACTCAGCGGCGTGGTGCAGGGTGCCTTTGTCGGTAATGGTTTGCTTGTTAACCACTTTTTTGAAAAAGTTCATAATCTTATCCAAAACCGACGTGGTTTTTTCGATAAGTTCTTTGTTTTCGATGTTCATGTTATTTTTATTGTTTAAGATTTTGTTAATGCATCGCTGGTAAACCGCAGGAGCGGTGCCGGTGTATTTTTTGATGAGGACGCTGTTGGTAATATCCGGGCTGTAATCCTCTACCTGGTCAATAAAGCCCATGTCAAGAGCCTGGTCGGCAGTCATCCAGGTGACGGAGTTTATTAAACTGTTTACTGTTACTCCGTCCAACCCGGACTTGTCCATGTAGATTTGCGCCAGGCGCGATTGTACTACATTCAACATCTGCACATCTTTTAAAAGTTCATCGGCATTGCCGCCGCTGCCAACCATGGGTTTATGGATCATGAGCAGCGCATATTTGCTCATCACGATGGTTTTGCCACCCATGGCCACTATAGAGGCAGCCGAGGCGGCCAGGGCATCAATGTAGGTAGTTACATTACCCGGATATTTTTTAAGCAGATCATATATGGCAATGGCATCAAACGCGCTGCCGCCTACCGAACTGATGTGCACTTCCAGGTCCTGCCCGGCGGCTTCCTGCAGCTGCGTTTGTATGTATGCCGATGATAAACTGCCCGACCCGATGCAATCGGTTTCGGTATCGTATAAGTAGATTTTGTAGCTCATCTTTTTAGATTTGAGATGTTAGATATGAGATTTTTTGTCCGGAAGTCCGGTAAGTCGGAAAGTCCGGAAGTTTTGTTTGGCTCAGATTAGCCTGAATTCGATTATTATTGCTGATGTTTTTAATGCCGATTGGCATAATTCAAAGATCGTGATTAGTTTTTGTTTTGGTGGTGACAGTAGTTTGTCAGTAGTTGATTTCGTCTGAACCGGGATTTTTCGGATTTATCAGATTTTTTGGATTTTGATGCAGGGTTTAAAATTCTGCTAAATCTTTAATCCTGTAAATTCTGATTCAGACAACTGAACGATACAAATATCGGAACAATAGTTTAATGCGATGGTGACAGTAGTTTGTCAGTAGGTGAATTTTTCTGAACCGGGATTTTTCGGATTTATCAGATTTTTTGGATTTTGATGCAGGGTTTAAAATTCTGCTAATTCTTTAATCCTGTAAATTCTTATTCTGACAACTATTTCACGCATCCCGCAACTGATTATTCTGTAAAGCAATTCAACGCCCGCCAGATGGTACGTTCATCCTTACCAAATTTTACCTCAGCTTCCAGTACTGCCTGGTTTTTGGTGATATTGCGGATCTGCATCTGGGCGTGGATCCAAAGGTAAATTTCGCGGTATGTGAAAATTTTGGTGGTGATAAACCCCGCCTTGTACATGGCCGAAAATACGCCATTGTCAAATAATGTGTTTGCTGTTTTAATATTCATTTTTTAAAGTCAAAAGTCAAAAGTCAAAAGGCAAAAGGCAAAAGGCAAAAGGCAAAAGGCAAAAGGCAAAAGGCAAAAGGGTATGTTCGTTATGCTTTTTGACATAGCTATTCTTCAGCATACTCCTGTTTTTAACTTTTTAATTTTGACTTTTGAATTAAAGATTCACCCTATCCACCGTTTGCGCCAGTATATTTTGCTGGTTGTTAACGTCCTTCACATCTACGTAGATAGGGGGGAAGTTGTTAATCATCTGGTAGGCTACGGTATTGGCCAGTTCTTTTACATCATTTACCGGTTGGTTATAGTACCGGTTGGCATTGCCGCCGTCGGTAAATATGCCGCCGATGGCGTAACCGTTGCCCGGGTTTGGTGCCGAGAAATCGCGACCGCCGTGGGCCACGTTTATGGCGCTTACCAGGTTACGGGCCCAGGGGTTGCGCATGGCTTCGGATACCACAACCGCCTCGCCCGAGCGCAGGTACGCATTGGTATTATCGGTACGACTGTAGCCGGGTAATAAGGCTCCCCGGCCATCAGATATAAACTGGCCGCCCCGTGCAAATTTCGGCGGCTTTTGCGATGCTATGGTGGCTATTTGCATGGCCGTCATGGCTACATCTGCTGCTATAAACGGAATGGCAGCTGGCAGGGCCATGGTCGACAATGTTTTTGTAACGGCGATGGCGCCGTTAATAACCGCCTGGGCTATTTGCATTTTTTGCTCGGCTTTAAAAGCTTTTACTTTTTCGTCGTTTTCCTTTTTTTTGTATTTGGCCTCGATGGCTGCTTTCTGGCTTTTGGTGAGGTTGGTGTTGCTTAGTTCTTTAGCCTTATCGCTTTCCAATCCTTTTATTTTGGCTTCGCTGGATGATTTGATGCTGTTGCTGATGAGGGAGAAAGCGGCGCTGGCAACTTGCTGGGCTATCTGGATCTCTTGGTCCTGGCGTTGCTTTCGGCTTTGTTTATCCAAATCGGCAATGGCCTTATTTCGTTTTGTTTCAATTTGTAATATTTTTACGCTGTTACCATTCGCCGCATCAATTTCATATTGGGCCTGGTCCCATATTAGTTTCTTTTGTGCGGCCAGTTTTGCTGATGGGCTATTGGCGTTATCAACTTTTGATTGGTCATCATCGATATTTTCCTGGTCTTTTTTCAGCTTTTCTTTTTGGGTGGTTTCTTTATCAATTTTGTCTAATTCATTTTGTGTTTGGTTTTCAATTTCAATACGTTTAGCCGCGTTTGTTGCCAACAACTTTTCCTTTGCACTTATGTTTTGGGCCAAAAGGCCTGCATCTTTGGTGTCGCCGGTACCTATTGCCAATGCCATCTGAATCTGTAGGTTTTGCTGCTGTGCAATTATTTCATCGTCGCTTTTTTTAATTTGTTGCAAGTTTTCTTCCTGTTGCTGTACCAGGATTTTCTTTTGTTTTTCGGCGCCCTCCTGCATTCCTTTGTTTTGCAGGTCAATCAACTCATTTTGGGCCTGCTCTACCTTAGCGGCATCTTCACGGTTATATTTGTCTATAAGTTTGCTTAAGTTACCGTTGTGCTCGGCTGTAAGTTGTTTACTTACTTTATTAAACTCTTCCTGGCTAATCTTCTTTTTAGAAAATAGAGTTTTTAGCCCTCCCAGTTCCTGATCGTATCTCTTGTTTTCTGCCTGAGCTTCGGCACCATAACCCTCAAAAATAGTTTGGAGCTGCCGCGCAAGTGAATCCTTACGGAGTTTTTCGGCTTCAGAAAGATAGTCTTCTGTCTGAGTTTTAAGTTTGGATTGTTGTTTTTCTTGCTCTTTAAAGGTTTCTTTTCCTGTCAACGCGCTTGATCCATATTTATTAAAAAGAGCTTCAATAGAGTCGCCCATTTTATTGTTCTGCTCGGTCAGTAATTTGCTATCGGTATTTAAATCATAAAGAATTTTATCACTCGCTTCCCGCAATTTTGTTTGATCGTCGACAGCATTTTGGGCTCCTATATCCTCTTTCCTTGTTAAAGCCTGCGATTTTAAAAAATTTTCATAACCTGAGTTTTTATTAGAGGGATTATATGAATCTAAATTATCTTGAGCCGTTTTCTGAGCAACCAAGATCTTTAGGTTTTTCTCCCTTTCGTTGGCTATTTTTAAATCATTTTCCAAAACCCTACTTGTATTTGAGGCTATTTTGTTTTTATAGGCTTCAGCGTAAGCGGCTGCCATTATTTGCTCTTTCAAGTTTTTATAGGCATCGGATGCTTTACCGGCGGCTATTTCTTCATCTTTAAAGTTTTTGAAAGCGGCGGGCCATTGATCTTTCAATTGATCGATAACGCCCTTTTTGAATGCAAGAGCTTTACCATGCTCCTGTGTGGCTCTGTATAAAGAGTTTAATGCTGTAAGCTCTCCCTGGGCCGATTGTGCGCCTCTCAATCGAGTTTCAATAAGTGCATTGGCCACAATGGCACTATCTTTCATTGCCTTACCTAAGGCAGATAGCCGTGTTTCGCCTTTTATTAAATCACTTACCCAATTTATAATTGCACCGCTATAAGTGGTAAGTAAGGTAATGCCGATGGATATCAGGGAATTCCACGAAAACATAGATGATGCTAATTGCGACAATATGCTAACAGGTTTTTGGCCGGATGCAGCCAATTCTTTATTTTGAGCGTTTAGCTTGGTTATTGCTTCCACAACGTCCGGCAATTTTTCGCCAAGTGCTTTTAGGCCTGCTTGCAGGCCGTCAGAAAATTCTGGTAATTTACTGTTTACACCGCTAATGGCTGTTTTTAGTTTATCCATTGCATCGGTATATTCTTTTGATTTTTTGATGTCATCGTCTGTGACGTTCGTACTGTTATTTTGATTCGACATGGTCCTTTATTTTAATTATGCCATTTGGCATAATTATTATTAAAAATTATTGATACTTTAAAATTATGAGAATAAGGTAAACTTAAAGGCAGGTAAACATAAGCTTTGAACAACACACGATGAATATTGAGTAAAGCTGACTGTCAGTATGTATAGATGTTGTGTTTACTTAATTACTACCCCAAATTGCTGAACTTCTTTTTGTGTTACATCAAAAGATCGAACATAAAAAGGGCCATCATCATAAACGTAACCTGGAGGTAATTCGTTCTGGCTGCCGTACTCTTTTTTTAGTAATGCCTTTTTATTGGTTGTTATCGAAAAAAATAACATGGGATAATATTTCTTGTCAATTTTAATGGATAATATTTCGGATCCGGTATAGTTACCAATACAGGCCGTTTTGTATTTACGTAAACTATCACTGCTTATGCTCCATGCGCATTCCGTAAGGGCCGGTTTATTGGAAGTACTTAAATTACTTTTAATTAGTGCCTTCTCTGCCAACGAAATATTCATGGCATCAATATCATCATTGTTTAATGGCCGGATTTTTCTATATAAATCCAAATTGTATGAACCATATTTCGACTTTTTATTTATATACCATTCGTTTGCGTAAAGCTTATCATTTACATGAAATGGATTGTATTTTAAATCAATGTAATATAGGGTTAAATATGTTCTGTTATACAACAATAGCCCTATAGCGATGGCTAAACATGTCCCCAAAATCATTAATACTTTATATTTTCTGAATCCACTTTTTTTATCCGGAATAATATTGGTAGTTGACTCGGTTTGATTTTTGTCAGGTGTCATGATAAAGGTTTGCTAATTATATTGGTGGGACTAATCGATAAAATTAAAAATCGATCAAATGGCAAGCTCAAATAATAGTTTAATAAGTTATTTAACATCCAAACCGTAGCCGTAAGATCGCATGTAGAAACTATCGTCTAAAATTTTATAGCCTTCGGGAATTGCATCGGCATTATTATATTTTAAGTTAATAACTTTTTTATTAATACTCATTTTGCTTATATCAACAACATCTTTATATTGAGCCGATGTTGTATCCAGGCATTCTCCAAGAAATAAGGTTTTGTATTTCCGTAAGCTGTCTCCTACAAATGCTGCTCCAGAATCAATTATTTTAAAGTTAGCTAAACCAGTTAGACGCTTTTTTAGAGCGATTTTTTTCTCTGCAGACAGGTCCATTTTATCAATTTCTGCGGGCGTTTTTTTAATTACCAGCCAAAATAAGGATTTTGGTATTGAACTTTGTGCAAACTCATCTGTGGCGTAAAACTTATCGCCCGGTTTTACAACTTTAAATGTTAATGTTTGATATGCGGCAATTATGTAAACCCTAAAAAAACAGCCCAGAACAATTATTAACACAACTATGGCTGCAATTATATACTTTCTTTCAATAGTCGTTTTGTTTTTAGGCATTGCTATAAGGTTTTGCTAATTTTATTGGTAAAGATAATAAACACATTTGTTTGTTGCAAATAAGCCAAGAAATTTATTTTTAGCATCATCCCAGCTTCACCAATTCCACCTTAGTAGGCTGCCCTTTGCGCCAGCTGTCAATTTTATTGATGTAGTAGTAGCAGCTGTCCTGCTCCAGGTAAACGGGTATCAGCAAGTCAAGATCCAGGATGTCGCGCGGCGTAAGTAAAAAATAGCGCACTACCTTTTTGGTTTGCTGCAGTATTTTCTCCAGTTCGGGATAATACAGGGTTTTTAAACCCGGCAGCATTTTGCCCTGGCCGTTGCCCGGCATATCGGTAAAGCATAGGTTATGTTCGCCATCGGGCTTGTAAAAATAGGGTGCCGATATCCAATCGTTAACAAACATATCCTTGGCTGCATCACCATCGGTAAATTTGATGGTTTTGCCTGCCAGCCGTACTTTGGAATCAACCAATATCCGTGGCGTAACGCCAATGCTAAAGCTGTTGTCGTCGGATGTATCGTCAATCATTTTTATCTGGGCAACGGTACCGCCGATATAAGGCCGGTTAAGGGTAGGGGCAAACTGGCTCTCGAACAAATCGGCAGTAGCGGGCAGGGTTTTATCGGCTACTTTTATCTGCGCGTCGGCAAAGCTTTTGGGTAGTACATTGTCGTCGGTTTTGTATTTCATGTTGTTTACCTGCGCGTAGCCACCCAGCTGGAAGCTCACGGTTTTACCCTGGTCGAGGCATTTGCCGGTCCAGTTTTTTGCATTGGGGCTATTGCCAACAATATCCTTAAAGGATGCGAAATTAATGGTGCGGGTGGTATTATCGGTTTGGCAGATAACGCCAAATCGCTGTAAGGTATCTTTCAGCAGGTCTTTCTGGCTGATATCCGGGAAGATCCTTTCACATTGAATTTCCTGGCCGTATAATACCGTTTCATTTTGGGCTGTGATGGAAAATGTAGCCCCGGCATAAATAGTGAAATTGTAAGGCGCGTCGCCATGAAAATCATATTCAACCAATAACTGCTGGCCAACGCCCATTTCAATATCGGTAGCTTTTATTGCTGTGTTTAAATAGGTTTTGTGGGCTTGTATAGATCCGCCGCTGCCGCTATCTCTTGGGGAATCGTAACCATCATTAAAATCAAAGGTTGTGGTTTGTAAATATTGCCTTGGCAAGCCTGGGGTATCCAAAACAATGCTGATATCTACACTGCTTTTATGATCGCCAGATGCCCGGCCGTAAAAATAGAATTTCGGGATAGTGAGTGTAGCCTCAACGGTGATAATTTCCTTTGCAGTGTACCTGTTGTTGGCATAATGGCTGTTAGGATCGGATTGGATATTGCTAAAGCCGATTTCGCCGCCGGGTTGTAAGCCTGAATTTTTTGCCCTTGATACATTGATATTTAAACCATTATAAACAATACTGCCATTGGTGGCCGGCTGGTTTTGGTAATCGGTGCCATGTACAAAATTATCATTACTGAACTGGGCTATCAGCAGGGGATAAACCGGGTTTTTGAGTAATGAACCGGTGCCCTTATAGCCGTTACTCGCCAGCATCAAATCGATAGCTGTTTTTATAAAAAAGCCCGGCCTTAGCTGCCGTACATTAATTTCGTTATCACCTGCAAAATTGTAAACCAGGTTGCCATAATCAACAACCGGCCATATCCAGCCATCGGTTTTTATTTGCGATGCAACAACATTCTCCACATTCCACTTATGCTGATAGGTATCAAAGGGTTTGTTGATGCCGTAAGGCGTTGTACTATCGCCCATATCGTACAGCTTACCTTCAATAGCATCAAAAAAGTCAACATTGCCGCTTAGTACGGTAATACTGGCTGTATTTTGTTCGATGTTGTTGAGTTGCGCAATGCCGTATGGCACAATCTCCAGCCCATCCTGTATAATGCGGGCATCGTAATAATCATAGGGCAGGCTGGTTGTAAATGCCACATCATCGGCAAAGCCTAATATTTGCCGGTTGCGCTGGGTAAGCGGCAGCTTAAACTGGTTGCTGGTATTGCCCTGCTGGTTTTTAACCTCGGCCAGGTTATTGATCTGGAAACTGAGGGCAATTGGGCTGTCCTCGCTCAAATCGACCAGTTGGTTATTTATATATAACTGTAATTCGTTCATCTTGTTGGTTCATTAGTTCACTGGTTCATTAGTTCATTGGTGCTTTTCGGCGGGCTATCGTTGGTCATGTCGCCGGGTAGTCTGCGCTGTTATTGGTGAATTTCAAAATCAAATAAATCCGAAATCGGACATCCGAAATCCCAAATCCTATTGCGTTTGTATATTTATCGATGGCATATTAAACGTGATGCTGAAAGGGGCCTGGCCGTTGCGGGTTTCGTATTCGCTGAAGGTGGCGGTGTTGATGACGATGGTTTGCCATTTTACCGGGTTTTTGTTGATCAGCATTTGTACTTTGGGCGAGTATTTGATGGATTGGAGGCCTTTGATATCAGCTACCGACAGGTCTTCGGCCATTACCTTCATTTTTTGGCCGGCAGTTTTGCTGATCACTTCTTCAATGCCCTGCTGGTTTTCCCAATCGTGTACGTAGTTTTTGATGATGGTGGCATTTTGTACATCGAGGCTAAGCTCCTGGTTAAAAACAAAACGGTAATAATTCCATGAACCGCTCAGGCCTATCCATCGCAGGTAAACAGATTGGTCGTCTACTGCATCGTCTATCCTTATAGTCTGCGTTTGGGTTATGGTATGTGTGCCATGCTCATCGTCATACTTAAGGGTGAGGTTAAAGTAAAATGCCTCGCGCGGGAAGCTGTTATTAATCATCAGCCGGTTTAAGCCTAACTGGCCGGGAACAGGAAAACTTACCTGGTTTTGCCCGGCAATAAGGTATTTGCTGCCATCCTGGCTTAACAGCCATGAGCCATCTTCGTTAAGCAGGCTGCTTACCTGGGTGCCGCCGGCTAATGGCTGGCGGTTAATATCCAGCAAGGTTAATTCGCAATATAATTGCCGGCCAACCATCTCTTCGCTGTAAATAAAACCGATATCAAAAGGATAGCCTATAGAGTAGGCCGGCTCGGTAAAATCAGTTATCCAGCGGGCGCGTTGATTAGCATCAGTAACCTGGGCAAAAGGGACATATGCTGCCAGGTTGCCGCCATATTGCTCGCCCAGTTGCTTTGCGGCGTAAACCAGGTAATAAGGATTGGCAAGGTTTACAAAGGCCGAGGTGTGGCCGTCGGTTGTACCATCGTCCCAATGTTGGGCATACTGTATTTGATAGCTGGCGCTCAGGTTATCGTCGCGAAAATTGGTTTGGGTATAATCGCTGTTATCGGCGGGGCGCAAAAGGCTTTGCAAAAAGTTTGATAAATCTGCCTTTACCAGCCCTGTGCTATCAGGCCGGTTGTTTGAGGTGATGGTTTCCTGGCGGCCGGTGAGTTTATCTATATAGGTAATTTGTGTAATTACCTTATAGTACGGGCGCAAATTGTTAATGTTGATAAAACCGGTTGCATCGCCAACAAATGGGGTTTTTATAACCAGCTGATTATACGTATAAGGTTTTACTATTTCATAAACACCCTGGTAAAAGCCGGCGTTGATGTAAATTTTGTCGCCGGTTTTTACCAGGTAGTCGCCGGCCAGGTTGGTTAGGTTTGTGTTTAGGGTGATGCAGGCGTAGCCGGCTTCGTAATTGGTGGTAACGGCCGATACGCTAAAATCTTTACGCTGATAGGTGAACACCACGGGATTAAATGCCGCGTTCCAGCGGGAGGTATTGCCGCCGATGGTTACTGATGGATCGCTGATCAAAAGGTCGGTTAGTGTAGGGATGTTTACCGAACCATTGGCCGTACAGCCAAGGCTATTGGCGTCTTTAACTAACACGGAAAGCAGGCCGCCGCTAAGGTTGAAGAATGTAGCTGATGCCTGCCACGTATCGCCCAGATCGATACTATACAGGATAGGGCCATAGGTTGACGACGCGTTAACCGTAACCTGGGCATCGGCTGCGCCGGGCGCCGATTCGGGCTTATCTACGTGGATAAAATTGATCTTCAGGTCGCAGGTGTTTACAGGTGGCGGCGGATCTGGAACGGTACCAAGCTGCGGTGTACTAAACGTTACAAAATACCCCGTTATTTTATCGGCAATAAGGCCCGAAAATATTTTAATACTCTGCCCCGGTATGGTGACCGACCGCGTGGAAATGTTACCGTTGACATTTTGGGTGAAGGTTACAACAACATTGTTGCCGTTTACCGGCTGGTTGGTTTCAGAATCGGTTAAAAAAATGTGACCGTCGCCATAAACCTGGTCGTCGCTGGGGCTGGTGGTGTTGGTAATGGTGATGTTTGCTACTATAGCCATATTTTTATTGTTTTGATTTTTAGGTGTTTAGGTCAGATTAAAATGTATCGTAGTACATGGTTGGCAGCGTGATGGTTAGCCCAATCCCCGTAGTATTTACATCAAACTTATTATAAACGGGCAGGCATTTTGCCTTGATGCCTGCCTTTATGCGGAAGTACCGGCCTTCGCCTTCGCGGTACTTTGATGCTTTTACAATAAACTGGTTAGCCATTTGCAGCGCCTGCTGCACATAGGTTTCGTTATCGGCAGTAAACTGCCCGAAATCGGTTTTGAACAGGAATTCAAGATAAATGGTAAATGTGTTATCAACAGATCCGTTTACCTGCGGCGATACCTCGATGGGCTGCAGGGGGTACATAAACACACACGGAAAAGTTTTATCATCGGCCAGGGTGTTTAACTCGTTTTGGGTACCGTATGCAAACGTTGGGCCGCCGGTTAATGATTGTACGATGGTTTCTATTTGGTTGCGCATTTTTTAATTAGTGAATTATTGATTTAGTGAATTATTGATTTTAAAGCAGGAGAGTTGAAAACGTTGAACGTATAGTCATCCTGAACTTGTTTCATGATCCCACAGGACGGTAGCCGACTTACTTTCGATTTGCAGGTAGCAGACTTAGCATGTGGGATGCCGAAACAAGTTCGGCATGACTCTTTTATTTTTAGGGTTTCGGGCGCTCAAGGGTTTAAACTCAAAACTTAGAACTCCCGACTAATTTCCCCATACCTTTTCTGGTACTCCGCTTCGGTTTTATTGAGAAGAAGCTTAGTGAGCACCCTTTCGTAAGGCATATTCAGGATGGTATCCCATTTGGTGATGTCGCCATCGGCGAGGGCATTTATGGTGTTGATATATTTAAACTTTTCGAACGATTGTATGCCAGCCCGTTTTTCCAAAATTGTTGCAGGCGATGCCAGAAGTTTGTTCTCGGTTTCGATAAGCTGGGATAACAGGAAAAAAAATGTTTGGATATGGGCAGTGCCTCCGTTACCCGCATGTTTTTTACCTGGTTTGTAAATTCTTCGGCCTGGTATTCGTTGTAGGGTTTGCCTGTTGCCCGGCAGTAAAAATAGTGGGCCAGTACCTGGCAACAGGCGTTTAACGATGGATTGAAGTTTTCTTTCCAATCCTCTTCGCCAAATTGTTTAATGTGGGTGTTTACTTCTTCGGCAATAATCTCCCGCGCGGCCATAAAAGCGCCGGCCGGTTCAACTGATAGGTTATCCAGTACTTTTACTGTTTTTGGCCGGTTTTCGCCGGGCAGCAGGAAACTTACTTGTTTGGGTATCGCGTCGCTGTTGTACAGGTATTTGATCTGGTATGCCAGTACCAGTACACTATCGGCAAAAACAAGAAAATCGTTGGCATCTTTTACCTGCTGAAGTTCGTGAATAGCTATCCCCGATAAAATGCTGATGGCTTCAATATCATTTAAATTGGGTTTGGCCTGCATGGCCATCATTTGCCCAAGCGTAACATCGCTTAACTGCGTAGGGATTTTGATTTGCAGTTTGCCTGTAGTTGTTTTTAATGTTTTTTCTATCATAACAAAATTGGAAGGGGGGGGATAACTTTTTTCGCGCAAAGACGCAGAGCCGCAAAGTTTTTTTGAATTTGTTGTTGTGCTTTTTTTGATGGTATTTGCAAATAACTTTAAGCGAAGCCTTGTGGGCTTATCAGCTCGTCAAATACACTGCGGATGGTTGCTTTAGGATTATATGGCAGTCGCGATCTTAATTTTCTCCCGGGGTTATTTATTGTCAGTTTATTTAAAGCCACATACCTTAGCGCATCGATGAGGTGGTTGTAGGAATCTACAGCTTCGTTAATAGTTTTGCCGCTACGGTCGATACGCCATTTATAACGGTCGAGCTCCTTGCGCAAATTAACGCTGGCGCGGGTTACATTTATTTTGTACCGTTTGAGTATATCAATGGAGTTGTTGATGCTATCGGCACCTTTTTTTGCCCCGGTAATGTACCAGCCCATGCGTTTAAATTCTTCTATCGATTTTGGCTCGGCGCTATCGGCAATAATCTCGGTTTTAAGGCTCAGGCCTTCGGCTTTTAGCCTCGTGGCTATATCGGTATTGGTGAGCCCGGTTTGGTATATCAATTCGTGTATCCATAGCTCGCCGTTTTGCTGGTATACTTGCAGGCAGGCGGTTGGGTCGTTGGTAAAACCAAAATCTAAACCGGTGGCAATGAGCCTGGCTTCGGCGGGTATGTTTTCGCAAATATACCAGTTGGGAAATATAAGGCCCGAAATTTTGCCGGTAATACCGCGGGCATACACTTTCCAAAGCTCGATGTCCTCGGTTTTTAGCGATTCTATTTTGGTCCTGATGGCATCATCCAAAAAGGGGTTATGACGATGATCAGATATAATAGTTTGTACGCCGGGTTTACCTATTACCTGTTCATGTACCCAAAAGGTGCTGTTAGGGTTATAATCTATATAAATTCGCTTGCGGGTGCGTAGGGCCAGCTCGGTATAAACCGCGTAGTTGATGCCATTGGCTTCGTTTATAAACAGGTAGTCGCGCTTGCCCGATTTTGCATCCTGCGGATCGGCGTAGCTTTTAAATTCTATGATGGTACCGTTGTGGAACTCAAATATCCTGTCGGTTTTGTTATAGCTTTTTACCGCCGTTTGCAATACTGCCGAACTATTGTAAATAGATAAGGCATCGCGCAGTACGCCTGCTTTTAAATTTGGAATATCCTGGCCTACTATGGTTATAACCTGTTTGGGCGCCTGGCATGCTATGCAAAATAGTACCTGCCCAATAGCGTAGGTTTTACCCGAGCTTGTGCCGCCCTGGTTTACCACAACATGGGCGTCGGTATTGTAATTTTGCCCAAACAGGATGGATACTTCAAATTTGGGGTCGTTGGTTAATTGGTCATTCGCTTCGCTGTCATTAGTCATTCGCTTCGCTGTCATTGGTCATTGGGCTATTCATTTTCAAATTCTCAAATTAAAACATCCACTTCCTTTTCGGTAGATGCAGGTTTCGGGCCGGTACTGGTTATCTCGACCTTGAGGGTTTTGTGGCTTTCGGTTGATGTTTTAGTCGCTTCCTGTTTATCGTTCCAGCCCATGCTTTTCAGTGCGAATATGGTAGCGGTTGGCTTTTCAAAAAGTAATTGTTGGTATGCGGCTTCAATACGCAGCCTGGCATGATTAAAAGGCCTTGAATAGTTTCGCATCCCTTCATATTGCTTAAAATCCGTCATACTACTAAATCCCAGGAATAAAGCCAGGCTGCTAATGGTAGGGAATTCGGGCTCGCGACTATAAATTTTCTGACTTGGCTTTGCCGATCGTCCTTTTGGCTGCGTTAATTCATACTCGCCTTTGATGTATAAAAAATAATCGTCTATCAACTCCCCCAACTGTTGGGCGTTTTTGAATTTATAAGAAGTTTTCAT